ATGGCAGAGAATAAGGCAGCGAAGCCTGTAGAAGGGCAGAGCGTAGAAATTAAGGATTATGAGTTTCGCCTCCTTGATGCAGATGAGATAGAAGTCCGTGTTGGTCAAGGTGGTAATCAGAAGTCACCGGACTGGTGTTCCTTGCTCCTTTACAAAGACGCAAGATGTGACATGAGACGATTAGATGAGAAGTTCGGCATCTATGGATGGAAACGTAAGCATGAGCTTATTGGTCAAAACCTCTTTTGTACGGTTTCCGTTTATAAAGAAGGCATCGGTTGGATAGATAAGCAAGATGTTGGTACGCCAAGTAACACCGAAGCCGTTAAAGGCCAAGCTAGCGACTCTTTCAAGCGTGCTTGCTCTTGTTTAGGTATCGGTCGAGAATTATATACCGCTCCCAAGAAGATATTCGTTAACCTTAACCGAAATGTTGAATATTCTTCGAGCGGAAAGCTGAAGACGATTTTCCATGTAGGATATGTGGGCTATACTAACAGATGTATTACAAAACTTATCATTCAAGATGAGAATAACATTGTACGTTGGTATTGCGGTATGACCGAGCAAGAAGTTCTTGAATGGATGAATAATCAGAAAGAAGTATATGGTTACTCTGAACCAGCTCCAAAGAGCGAGGAAGAAAAAGACGAAAATCTTAATGAGCAAAAACAATATGCTTATCCACAATTGCAACAGGCTCAAATTTGGGAGGAAGTAGATAGAGTTTGGAACGGATTCCCAGACCTTCAGAAGTCCGAAGAGTTTAAACGCAAATGTGCATTACGAAAGATGGAACTCGCACAGAGCAAGGAGGATTTAAAAGCAGTTTATGATGCTTATCCCGAATATCAAAAGAATGCAGAGTTCTTAGCTAAGTTGACACAATTTAAATCAAGATTAGTATGATACAATTGAATAACAGTGGAGTTCTTTATGAGGACTCCACACATCAATACTTTTATGATGGTCGTGAATTAAGTGGCATTACAGGTATGCTTCATCAGTATGTATTTCCCAATATGTACTCTAACGTAAGCGAAGAGGTATTGAAGAAAGCTGCCGAAAAAGGCACTATTATCCATGAGCAGGTAGAGTTGTTTGCTTCATTGGGTATTGAGCCAGCCTCAGAGAGTGTCAAGGCTTTTGTCGCTTATATTAAAAAGAATGGATATGAGATAATTGGTAGCGAATATGTCCTTCGTGTCGGAGAAGACCATGCAAGTGCAATCGACTTGGTGATGCACAAGGATGATGCACCGGACGATGAGGTCGAGATTTGGGATATTAAGGGTACTTATTCCGTTAATAAGGAGTATGTGCGTTGGCAGAACTCGATGTATAAGTTCGGTTTTGAAACATTGAATCCTCATCTGAAGGTTACACGTATATGTTGTATGTGGTTGCGTGATGACGAGAAGCGTGGAACAATCTGTAAACTCATCCCATTAGGCAAGCCAAGACCTGCGAGCGATGTTAAAGAATTGTTCCGATGCGAGAAAGAAGGTCGTTTGTATAGTGATGATACAAAAACACCTTATTATATTATAGATAACGAAATCGCACTCATGGACGTTCAAGAGCGCATTGCCAAATTGCAAGAACAGGAAAAGGAGTTGAAGGCAGCTATCTTTGATGGTATGTCAAATGACAACCTCACGTCTTATAAAACTTCAATTTACACTTATTCCTTGAAGTCTGCTTCTGAGAGGGTTACGTTAGACACGAAGGCTTTTGATGCGGATGACGAAGAAGCTTACAACCATCTATTGAAAAAGTATAAAAAGGTAACTAAGGTAAAACCTAGTTTGACTTTGAAAAGAGTTGGATAATTTATTGTTTTATTAAATATTATAAGTTATGGCAAATAGTTATAAAGGTAAGATTGTTGCTATCGAAGGCATTCAGTCTATTCAGAGACAAGGTAAAGAACCATTTGAAAAGAGACGTTTGATGCTTGATGCAACACGTTTCGATGGTTTGACAGGTGTACGTGGTTACGAAAAGCGCATCATCTTTGATTTCAGTGGAAAGAATGTTCATGTTCCAGATGGTTTTAATGTCGGGGATATTGCTGAAGTATTCTTTGACGTTGAATCTTATCAAGGGACAAAGAAGGATGGCACAACAGACTGGTTTACATCTGTTCGTGGCTACAAGATGCAAAAGATTGAATCACAGAACAATGCGCCACAAGGTGGCATGCAAGCTGCTGCTAATAATCCTTTTCCTCCACAAGCTCCAGCCGCAGGTGCAGCCCCAATACCACCAGCGCAGCCGAGTGGCACTAACGCATCTAATGCGCCATTTTAAACTTATTATGGTGGAGATTTAATTTTCTCCACCTTTCATTAAAGAAAGATGGTATATAATATGTTGAATCCTGTCGAGCTAGAAAAGTTCGAGGAACGAGCCAAGGCAATGATAGCCAAAGCTAAGAAACTACAAGGTGATTATTATAATGAGAAGTTCTTTGTTGTTGACCTTAAAGAGAGACAACAATCTAGGACAATCCAGCAGAATGCTTATCTGTGGGTAACAATCACTTACGTAGCTATCGAAGAAGGATATACTAAGGACTATATCGAACAAGAGTTCAAACGTGTAAATAAGGATGTTTTTCTTAGGGAGCGTGAGAATAAGCAAGGCAAGACCTTCCAATATTGGAGGCACATACCAGACCTTGACAAAGAAGAAATGTCTTTATGTATAGACCGATGGCTTCATCATTGCTCTATGGAAAGAGGATTATACATACCGACCCCACAAGACCATGCTTATATGGTATGGCAGACACAGGTGGAGAGGCAAGCAGAATTAAACAAAGAGTTTCTATAGAATGCTTGGTGTCGTAGCTCAGTTGGATAGAGCAAATGTTTCCTAAACATTAGGTCGTGAGTTCAAGCCTCACCGATACCACATTCTCTAACATAAAAAATAAAGAATATGAAATCATTAACAGGAAAGTATTTTATCGTAGGTGTTCGTTATGAGAAGACTTTAGAGGATGGAACGAACGCTAAGACTACAGAACAATATGTTGTAGATGCCTTGTCATGGTCAGAATGTGAGGCTAAGACAACCGAAGAAATGACAGTTTACACAAATGGTGACATGGAAATTGTTACTATGAAGAAAGCTAGTTTCTCAGAGTTGTTCCTTTCAGAAGTTGATAGTGAGGATAAATACTACGATTGCAGTATTAACATGATTACTATTGACGAAAAATCAGACAAAGAGAGAAAGACTAAGGTTCGTTATCTTGTGCAGGGTGATACCATTGAAAAGGCTCGCAAGAATGTTGATGAGATTATGGGTAAGACTATGATTGATTACAATATTACAAGTCTTAAGGAAACATCAATCATGGACGTATTCTTGCATATGGATAAACCAAAGGAGTAAAGCTTTTCATTTTTCTAAATATTTAACTGGTTTGAAATTCCCCTTATGGGGTGGTGCTGCTTAGTTCAATGGTAGAACGTCCGCCCAAATCGGAAAAAGGTTGTGGGTTCGACCCCCACAGCAGCAACTATGACTTTTGGTTTGATAAAGGATAAAGATTATGGGATATTATGATAGATTTAACAAAGGAGGAAAGAAGCCTAAACACCAAAGGAGCGAGAAGCAAAAGTGGGTTGACAAGCTAGATAGACTTATGTCGGTTTATATCCGCATGAGAGACTCTAGAGAGTTTCACTATAAGTACTTCAGATGTATCAGTTGTGGACGAATATTGCCAATCGACCAAGCCGACAATGGGCATTATTGCGGACGAACTCATATGAGTTTGCGCTTTGATACACGTAATCAGAATGCGGAATGCAAACGATGCAACAGATTCTCTTCTGATCATCTTATCGGTTATAGAAAGAATTTAGTAATGAAGCTAGGAAGATTGGCTTATCTGCAAAAGCATCCTCACGTTCCTTTGGATATGGATGAAGTAAAACGACTTGGTGAGCAGCAAGTTGATTTATTGGAGATAATGAAACATCAAGCAAAGAACTGGTCTGTGTTTGAATTACAAGAACTCTACAAATACTATGCGGCTCTTATTCTGAAAATGAATGAAGAAAAAGATAATGAATAAAGTTTAAAGTATGTTATATAACAAACAATAAACACTAAAACGCTTGCATTATTAAATTATTCTTTGTATCTTTGCAATCGTATTCGGTGAGACACACCATAAAAACTGTAAGGTCTTCTCTAAGGGCTTTTGTTATGCATAAGACTTGTGCATTCCTATATAGTAACAAAAGTGATTTCATATTATTTGTGAAATGAAGTTTAAATTAAGACCATATCAAGAAGAGGCAAGCAAGAAGGCTGTTGAGTTTTTCTTGGATAAGAAGAAAAACTGGAACGCTCTGGAAGTGCTTCCTACTGCATCGGGCAAATCATTGATTTTAGCAGATATAGCTGCTAGGCTCAAGGATAAAGTGCTTGTGTTCTCTCCTACTAAGGAGATTTTGGAACAAAACTACAAGAAGTATTGTTCTTATGGATTTGATAATGCCAGCATCTATTCCGCTAGCTTTAAATCAAAAGAAATCAGCGATGTTACTTTTGCTACAATTGGTAGCGTGAAAGGACATCCCGAATTGTTTACAGACTTTAAATACATATTAATTGATGAGGTTCATTTAGTAAAACCTGAATCCGGCATGTATAAGGAGTTTCTTGATAAATTAAAGAGTAAGGTCATAGGTTTAACCGCAACACCTTTCCGTTTGTATTCCTATCAGAACTATGGTAGCATACTGAAGTTTCTGACAAGAAGTAGAGACAAGATTTTCAAGGAGCTTATTTACTATGTTCAAGTTGAGGATATGGCAAAAAACGGATATATCTGTCTTCCGAACTATTACAAATGCCCGCCACCACAATGGAACGAAGGAAACTTGCAGCTCAATTCAACTTGCCGTGATTACACTGACCAAAGTGTCAAGCAAGAATATGAACGTGTAGATTTGTACGGATGGCTAGTTAGTATTGTTAAAAGATTGCTTAATCCTAAACGAGGTGGACAGCGTAAAGGTATCTTGGTTTTTACGAAGTTCGTTAAGGAAGCTCAGATGCTGACCTATTCCATACCTAACTGCGAAATGGTTTGCGGAGAGACTCCTCCAAAAGAACGTGAAGCAATCATCGAGCGTTTCCGTAATGGTCAGACTAAAGTATTGGTAAATAGTCAAATATTAGTCGTAGGTTTTGACTATCCGGAGTTAGATACGGTCGTGTATGCAAAGCCAACACGCTCATTAGCGCAATACTATCAAGTTGTAGGAAGACTTCTTAGACTATCAAAAGGGAAACAGCCTTGGTTTGTTGACCTCTGCGGTACTTATGAGAGGTTCGGGAAGGTTGAAGACTTGAAATTGCTAGATCAAAACGGCAAAGGAAAGTGGGTAATAATGAGTGGAAATAAACAATTAACAAATACATTCTTTTAAGATATGGTAGTAAAATTAGATGAAAAAGCATGTAGCTTGGATGCTGATGAATTAGTCGCTTTCGTCCGTCTTTCATTTAATGCTGACAAAGACGGATATGTATATGGAAGCAACAAAGAATTATCGGAAAAGATAGGCATGTCGGTGGCAAAGGTAAAAAAAGCTATTGAGGGGCTATTTGAGAAACAAATGTTATCTATCGGTAGCGGAAAAGTCTTTATTTGGAAGCATGAAGACAACATAGAATTTGCTGAAGGTGAAGAATCTAAACCACACAAGAACGAACCTGAACGAATAGCATTGAACAACGTCCCTAGTGTACAACAAGTGGATGATAAAGCAAAGAAGGTTTGCGAATATTTCAATAAGGTTATCGTTGGAAGAGGAATGCCTCTTGTTCATGCCTTGACTTCGAAGAGAAAGTCAATGATTAATTCACGACTTAAAGAATATGGGAGTGAGCAGATGAAACTTGTGATAGATAAAGCAGCCGCATCTGCATTTCTTAATGGTAGCAATGGGTGGATGGCAAGTTTTGATTGGATTATGAGACCAAACAATTTCGTTAAAGTATTGGAAGGAAATTATGATGACAGAAAGCAAGGAACTAATAAAGATGCAGAGCAAGGCTATTATCAAGAGTCAGCCAACCTCGTGCAGCGTCTCAATCAACAGAGAAAAGCAACGAATATTCAATGAGTATGGAATGTTCGATAACATTCTAATGTCTTTCTCTCCATCAAGCCAAGTAGGTAGTAAGATGCCTATCGGAAAAGCTTTTAAAAGCAACGCACCAACACTTACCTATCTTGACCTGTGCTATGGAGAGGGAAGTGCAATAACATGGCTTGTAGCATGGGTTTCTGATGTCTATGGTATTTGTGGCTTTGTAAATAATGAGGCTACTGACAATATCAAGATAATGACTGCAAATGCTATAAAGGATGAGTATTATTTCCTTAATCTGAACGAGTTGATTACTTTCTTCAAGATGTTTATTGCCGGAAAGTTTGAAAAGTTCTACAAGAAGCCAAATCCGCAAGTTATAACAAAGAGCTTGAATACTTTTTGCTCCCATCGCATAGATGCCATAAAATCTGTAGAGGCAAATATACAGAGAGAAAAGGAGGCTAAAGAGGATGAGGCTATCAAGCAAAATGCCATCACTTATGAAGAATGGTCAGCAAGAAAAAAAGCTAAAGGCGAAGAAGTTAATCTGGAACTTATCGAAGACGAGAAAGGCAACAAGCTTTTTCGGGTTAAAGCCCCTAAAACAGATGCTCGGTTAGACTCGGCTTATATGATAGTCAAGAATACGGCAAATGCAGATTTCAATGCTTTAAGCAAGCTGAGGGATTGCTTTATCAAGAAATATGAAATAGACCCATACGACTTGATTAGAAGTTTAGGGAATAAAAAACTTAGAGAATATGAAGAAAGAAGAAATTGTCAAGGCAATCATTAAGAACCTTAGAGATGTAAATGGCAAGAAGTTCCGTAAGGATGACGTTCAAGCCATTGTGAATTTTTTTATAGACCTCACCAAGCAGTCGTTACGTAATAGAGATAGAGTAACAATACGTAGCTTTGGAACGTTTGTGGTACGACACAAAAATTCCAAGCCAATCAATTGCGTGCGAACAGGAGAGAGAACGATGACTAGGGAGAAAGACCATGTGGCTTTCATCCCCTCTAATGATTTTGATTTAGATTCAATAGTATAAAAAAAATGGAGATAGCAGAAATAGAACAGATTATAGAGGCTTGCAACTTCGATGTTGCTAGCCAGACCCAAATGGCTGAAACATTCAACGTAATTGACGCTATTGTAGAAATGCGCAAATATGAAGGTCGTTTCAACGCCAAACGTTGGGAATATGAAAATGTTAATGGACGAGATACAATAGAAATATATTCTAAACTCGTTGCCGGAACTCTAGAGGACAAATTAGCAGAGTTTGCTATTACATTATTCTCTATGGCCAATAAGTACAAGATGAATGTCAAATCGTTGAGGCTAGACCCAGACTCAATGAGAGACCGTTCCTTTGAAGACTTGATGATGTCTATGCTGAAGATAGAAATGACGCATTACCGAGTATTCAAGAAGATCATAATATTGATTGGCATGCTTTGCGGATATTGTATGATGAACGGAATTGATTTGTTGTGGTTCGTAAACAAGAGACTTTTGATAAACATTAAATAGGATAAAATATGAAGAAGTTAAAGTTAGTTTTTACGAGTACGGATTTCGCATCTTATACGAAGAGTACTATGAGTATGTTATGCAAGGTTCTGCTACGAATTCCTTACCTTGTACTTGTAGGCATAGTTAGTACTATATGCTCGCTTGCTAAGTGTATTGTAAGGTTCTGCAAGGAGAACACAAAGGCAGCGGTAATTATCGGTTTTGTTCTTTGCTTTATGGCTATGTTTGTTGAGTTTGTCTATTTTAAGATTCAACTTGCAAAGAGTTCATATCAGACAAGTGAACTAATTAAGCGAAACTATGAGCTGGAGCAAACCGACAGATACGATATAGGCTTCCATGATGCGATGGCAAAGAGCAAGGAAATGCTTACTCAAAATATTAAGCCATGACAGATGAATTTAAAAATGCCTTTACGAGGGCACAAGCCTTACAGAGAAGGTTTAACCCAGATTACATGAACTCCTTTTCGATAGCGACTAAATACGATAGCTATTACGAGGAATACATGGAGATTGAATTGAGAACAGATAACGATAAGTTCTTTATTTCTACATTGACATGCGTTTACGAAGAGGATTATACTCTAAGATTAGACGAATTAGAAAAAACAATAGATAAATTATTAACAGATGAAGACAATGAATAAAAAAGTTATTTTTGTAAGCCTGTTGGATGTTATAAGTATTCCATCTGGTAATGAGCATCCTGTAGATATTACAGATTTTCAGCTAAAGCACGATTTCTTTAGAGCGTTGCAAGCAGATGATAATATAGTCCGTGTCAATATCTTAGGATATGACAAGAACCAGATAATGTATTCAAGCGATATAACATTCAAGAAAATGGTATCGGTTATTACATACGAAATTGCCATGTTTGCTGATAAGGCGGTAATTCCATATTGCTCTACTGATAATATTGATGATACTTTTGTTGATGCTGCTAAAAGCACCGAGAGTATAGAGTTTCTCAAAGACAAATCTAATTGGCTGATTATTGGGAACGATGATCTGGCTGATAAATTTGGGGTTGACAATATAACAATGGGGGATTTCGTCAATGGAGAACTTGGAGAATATTCTGAAGGAGCTAAGGCAGCAGAAAAGAGATAAACATATTAAACCGGAAATCTTGACCTTAGCAACCATAAATAATAGGTACGGAAAAGACCCGTTACCTGAGTTGCGTAATTTATGGGCAAAAGGACTGGTTAAGAATTGTAGAACTTTAAATGATTTAGGCTTTATATACAATGGATAAGGAGTTAACAAAAAAGTTAGTTGCACAAGGCAAGGCTTATGTACTTGACTTGCGAGGTGGTAGTGTCCCTTATAAGGAAGGTATTGCAGCGGCAGTTGATTTTTACTGTCCACAAGATGTAGTATTGAATATGCCTTGGGTGAAAATGGGTAGAGGTCATATCAATCTATCTTTAGGAATTGAACTTCCTAAAGGTGTTGGTTTGGATATTCGTTCACGTTCTGGCTTTACTGATAAAGGTATGCTTGTAGATGTTGCTTTTATTGGCAAGAACGAAACACAAGTTGGTTACATGACTAATGTTAGAGCGGATCTTGATATTTGTCTAAGTTTGATCGATGAAGACTATAGGGACGATATTGGTGCGATTTATAGAGTTAATTCCGACCGTTATATGCCGACAAAGGATAGCAAATTTAAACTAAATTCAGATTACGAATATTATGTTTTCGTAGTCAAGAAAGGTACTCGTATTTGTCAGGGTGCATTCCGCAAGGTAGAAAATCCAGATTGCATACTTGGAGAGTTGAATATGGAAAATAATCGTGGAGGAGGATACGGACATGGTGGAACAAAATAACAATGGGTGTAGCGAATATGCTAACAAGTATATCTTTGAGATTAGACATTTGGCAGACATGATTGAATGCAAGGATAATGCTGCTTTTGTTTCATCTCTAAAGGAGGACTTCGGAAAGCTCGGATTATTTTCAAGCGCAGCCAATTTCCTTCGCCTTATGTATGAGATTCGAGCATCTACTGAAGATAAGGAAACCTTACGAAATCATATCAGCGTAATGGCGATAGAAGCCTTGCTTACGCTCTCTTGGTATATTGTTTCTGATTATAACGACATCATCGGGTCGCAAATCGAGCTTTTCAAAACCAAGAATAAGCGGTATGGAAACGCTTTCTCGGAATGTTTCTCTAAGGATGGTTATCCGTATGCATTCGGTCATTTGCAAGAGACGATTAATCGTATTTGCTCTTTGCTTACTTTGAACGAGGATGCTAAAGAAGAACCTATTCTTGACAGCTATAAAGACTTGTTGGGTTATTGCATTTTAACTCTTATCGAAATAAAATGAGATACCGAATAACAAGAATAGAAAAAAATTATCAATGGGCAGAGTTCGTTTGAGCACTGCTCGTTGATAGTTTCTAACATAGAAAAGTTTAGGAAACAAATAGATGCAGACGAGGTTTACTTCGTCTAAGAAATGTTGAACTAAAAACAGAAAAGAATGAAAGAATCAGACATTGAAATGAATCTAAAGAAAATCATGGAACGCATAAAATGGATTAGAGAAACTAAGGCCATCTTATCCAAGGAAGAAATAAGCCTTTCCGTTCCATTGATGCAAGATTTGGCGCAAGTAGGCAATATTTACGATAAATTTATGAGCTATCATGCCGGACGAAATTCCACAATGGTACGCAAGCAATTTATCTTTGTTATTCTTTATCTTTATTCTCCTAGTGCCCTTGGCGGTTCTAAGATGAGAAGAGGGTTAAGAGAAAAAATCGCTAAGGTTTTGGGGTGTACATGTTCTAATGTAAGCCATGATTACAAAAACATCAGTTTCTATTATGTTACTTACCGAAGTTTCCGTAATGACGTGAATGAGATATTGGATAAGCTATTAATGGATTTGGGGTTAAAGGAGATAGGGGAAGCTTAGTCTTCCCCCTCTTTGTTTTTGTTCTCCTCTTCCTTTTTATTCATTTTTGCACCTGTAGCTTTCATGATAGCCTTCAGAGCTTCTTCAAAGTTCAAGGAATCCTTTCCGCCATTAGGATGTTTCTCCCACCATTCAGGGTCAACCCAACGCATTGCCTTGTCATACCAAGACTGGTCGATGGAGGGGCTATTTTTTTGCGAAAGGGGTAGAGCTTTCGCCCTACCCTTTTTTATTATTGTAATAACAACTGCTGTTTTATGCCTAACCTTTTTGCCTCTTTGCTAAAGAAATCTACTTTACGTTTTACTTTTTCTTTAAACTTCTCGAACAATGCAATTAAAGCTTCTTGCTCGGTATCAAAAAGCTCTTCTTCTCTAATTGTATGCTGTTTAGTTCGTTCACAATAGTCGGGTTTGTATTTATAATCTATCCACCATCCAGAAGGGTTAAGCTCATTTCCCTCGAACCAAGATACGTTGCAGCATCCCTTTATAATACAGCGTTGCGGATGTTCAAACCAACTATCTATATACCAAGCAATATCACCATTCTTATATTTTGGAATGGGTCTTTCCTCTTTATTTGTATATTTATATTTTTCCATATTCTCTATTTTTATCACTTATAGAAATCTCTATTATAAATACCTGAAAGCTCTTGCATATCTTCCTCTGTTATGGAGTATTTGTGGTGTAACAGATATTGAATATAATCTCCATACTCCACATCTTTACATGGGAACAGCTTTCCGTTATCAATTCGTTTGAATATTATATTATAATCCGTCCTCACTCCCTTGTTAATAATTGAGAAGTGACTTCCTACAGACTCTCGTTTATCTATTACTTCATACCAAAAAGTTTTACCTTTATGAGACCTATCGTTAATACCCATATAAGCAAAAATTCCTAATATAAAAAGAATAAATAAAAGCTTAAAACAACTGTTATCTTTTTCCATATTACTAATGTTTTACTACTTCCAAATACTTTAATTTTGCGAATCGATACGAGTGATACATTCCACAAAGATTTTTTATTTTAGAAGTGAAACAACTAATACAACCCGTATAATCATTAAATCCTAAGATGATATACTTTTCTTCTACATACCCTGCAACGTATGCGCCAATATCTTTACCTTTATAAAGAACTCGCTCACCTATATGAGCCTTACAAAATTCCTCGTTTGTCATACGCTATTACTATTTTAGTTCATCAAAATCAAGCCACTCTATCTTATCATAGCATTCATACAGAGCTTCGATACGCTGTGTTCCGTCTCCTCTTGTGACAACCCATATTTCGTCACTCATTGCTCCATAATGAAGAGCCGTAGGATTTACGCCACCTCCACTATATCGGAACATTACCCACTTTCTTAATGGTGGCTTATCTTCTATTAGGTTGTGCCATAATGATGCAGTATTCACGTAAGGAACGTTTTCTGTGCCACAATCAGTAACATCAACCTTTTCTGTACTGAACGTTACTCCGTTAAGCTCATTGTAATCTACCTCATCTTCATTGCTACAGATATTGAGATAAATCTTTTTAGGTAAATTCTTTATTTTCATATCCCTTAAACTTAATTTATGAATATTTACCAATTCCAAATGTCAGCGTATCTTTCATCTGGTGGTGTTTTAATCTTTGGAAATATAGGAGTATTGCTGATAACACGATGGTCGCAACTTCCTGTACTTCCACTAGTAAGTGGCTCTCCGTTACAGACTAATCTATATTTACATTCATCACATTGTATGTAATTCATATCACTTGAATTTAATGATAAAAAACTCGGTATCAAGCCACTTGTCTGGGCACATTCCCTTCTTTGGCTTACCGATGGTGATACTCTCAATTTCCTTCTCAATTCGTGGACTATCCTTGCGGTAGCCGTTGATGAAAAGGACGTGGGTGTAAACCATTCCGCAATATGTTTCTGCCGCCACATCATAAGCTACTTCACAGTTAGTAGTCAGACGTTCAATCCAATAAGGTTTTATCTCCCGGTACTCCTCCGTCTTTTCGCCAGCAGAAATCATATCAAACCACTGCTTCTTGACGGACAGATGCAATACTTTCTTTTTCATACTTATATCTTATATCTATTAAACTGATTTATAATCTTTTTAATTTCACTATCACGAAGGTGTAGAAAAGGCTTAAAAGAAGGCTTTCTATATACCTTGTTTCCTATCAAAATATCGGAATCATCCATCCATTGCCAAAGATACGGTGGACGGCTATCCAAACGAGGGTCGTCAACACGATTATTGTAAGACTCTTCGCAAGATCTCCAAAACTTATTAAGTGCAATAGCATACACAGAGACAAGTGCCAACCTGCTTAATCTCTCGAATTGTTCTGCGAATAGCAGTGGTCTGAAATCGCATACACATGGAACGTTCTTCATCATTCCACCTCCTCCCAGTCTGTTGCGAGAATATCTTCGCAAGTGAAATAACTCCAACAACTTGGAAAAATATGAATGAAACCTTCCGAAGAATGTGTTGTTGCTTTATAGAAAATGTTGATATTTTTATCTTTATCTATCCATAGTTTGTCAACTATACCCCAGCCGATTCTTCTCACTTTCTTCCCTTCCTTCATTCTTCTCAGAGCCTCCGAGAAGTCAAATGTTTCCTTGCTCATAATGATTTTGCTTTAAAGTTGTAAATTGGCTTAATGACATCAATGACATCAACCGTAGGTTTGATTAACTCAACAATCTCTTCGGTTGGCTTGTATGCCATAGGTGCTTCATCAATGGTTTCTTCACAAACTGATGTGGAATAAATACCATTCATTTCATTCTTGTAAGAATCCATAGATAACTCTTTCTTTGCCTGTGTACGAGACATTAATCTACCTGCGCCATGAGGGGCAGAGCATAGCCAATCTTTGTTACCTTTTCCCTTGCAGATAAGAGAACCATCACGCATATTCATTGGGATAATGACTACCTCATCCTTTTTTGCACTGATAGCTCCCTTTCGCAATATACCCTTGTCTGTATCTATATAGTTGTGAATGGTTGTAAAAGAATACTTATCTGAATCAGCATCAATATCTACACCTAAAGCATTTACAAGTCTGTTGGCGATAATCATTCTGTTTTGTTCAGCATATTTTTGAACTATGCGCATATCATTGAGGTAGTCATTGAGTAAATCACCTTCCAAGTAAGAAAGTTCCTTGCTTATATTTTTAGTACCTAATGACTTAATAACACTCTGAATCTCCTTTTCTCTGCCTTCGCTTTTTAGCTTGGCAATATCCTCCGACTTATCGGCAGCCTTCTTGTGGCAATACTGGTAAGCAAGGTTTTGGTAATAGTTGCATACCCTAACTCCAAGGTTTCTACTTCCCGTATGTATCACAAGAAACTTCTCACCCTCCTCGTTTGCATCTAACTCTATAAAGTGATTACCTCCACCAAGAGAACCAACAGAACGATATACTATATCCATCCCATTAATACTATCCCAAGAACGAAATTTACCAAACATATTGCCGTCAACTAATCCATGTATGAATGCAGAAGCTTCTTCGTTGATATTGAAACCAGATGGAATCAACGTATTGACTGCTTCGTCAAATTTCTGTAGATTAATATTAACTTTACCAAGTCTAACGACTTTCATTCCGCAACCTATATCTACTCCTACGGTGTTAGGAACTACTCTTTTGTCCAGCTCTATCACCGTGCCAATAGTACAGCCTTTACCTGCGTGACAATCTGGCATTATTCTTATTTCACAACCAGAGTAGGCATCGCTATTGGATAGAACTTCTATCTGCTTGATAGCTTCATCTTCTATTGACTTTGCAAAGACCTTTGTAAACTCATTCATATCTCATTTCTTTTTACTTGTTAAACTTATCGCCTTTGTGATTCTGTGGTCGAATGGTAAGGCATTCCGACACATCTTTCTTTTATCGTAAGATGCCCATGCAAGCAACCACTTTACATTATACCCTTTCTTTTTGTACTTCTCCTCTAAATCGAGGAAAGTACATTTATGCTTCATTATTTTCTTTGCTAATCTAATCTTCATACGCTATTTCTTTTTATGACAAGGGCAGCTCTCTGCGTGAATAACACAAACTCCGTGTTTCGTGTCCACAACCAGATAATCGTGTCCTTCCTCAGTGAATACTGACGTACCAATCTTCTTTGGAGGTTCATTGCTATTAGCCAATGAGCGAATGCCCTCAAATATCAATGCACCTACAAGCAAACACAAGACGAACCAAACGGCTGACTTGATTAAATTTAAAATCTTATTCTTCATCTTCACACATTTTATTCCATATATTAACACACTCAACGAACTCTTCGACTTCTTCTATACTATTCAATATAATAGTAATGCTTCCATCTTCGTTCCAGTGCTGATTACTTACATCTACCATAGCTTTATCTTACTTCTCCTTATCGAATTTATTGCCAACAACTTTGAAATTGAATATTGACAATATAGAGCCTAAGAAATTCAACAAATGCCCACCACCTACAGAATTTTTAATAATGAAACCGCCATTCTCATCCCAAACAACCTCATAGATTGCTCTCGTTTCTCGGCTTTGCAGAAGGTCGTGTTCCCAAATTTCATTACCCTTGCAGTCTTTCAGACCTGTAAACTGACAGATGGTAGAGGGGTCAATTGGTGATGTCAGCCGTTTCTCAAAGTCTGTCATCCAGACGTTATCTGAATCTTTGTGATGAACCAAGTCACCTTTTATCCATTTCCCATCCAATGTCTTCTTTGCCTTGAACTTTATGTTTTCTATTTTCATAAGCTATTTCTTTTAATCGAATTTATTGCCAATGACTTCCATATTTTCAGATGGGAAATGGCATAAGAAGAAACCATACCCAAACAAAAGGCTGATGCTTTAACATCTCCTGCCAACATTCTTCTGTGTTTACAAATGGACGGTACTTTGCTTTGGGCTGACTATCTGATTTGATGCGATAGCTTTTTACACTTCCGTGATAAACGAACTCATCAACATCTTCCCACTTGTCATTTATTATGTCTAGATGTTGAATTGTTTCGCCTTCACTGAATGCCTTAATGATAGGCAATAACTTTTTAACTTCTTCTCTAGTCATACTCAATCCTCCAACTCTTTAAGTGCCAAGACTAACTCGTTTTGAATATGAATTGCCATACCTTCACTCAATTTTATTCTTTTTGAGCCAATCAGCTTGGAAACATTATTAATGTGAACTATTGCTTTTTCTTTGCTCATTGCTTATCCTCCTTGATGATTACCATATTCCTTCCGAATCTCGTATGATGATGAATTTCACCTTCATCATCAAAAGCTTCTATTCTAGCCCTTGTGATACCGATTTCAGTAACATCCCCTATTAGGATACGTTCATTATTGCAATTGGAAAATAAAACCTTATCACCAATTACAATTTCTTTTCCAAAAAAATCTTCCATATTCTCTTCTTTTTACCCTCTCCCTGTTGCCAAGGAGAGGGTGGTTAGCTACTCATTAACTTCAACAAACTTTCCGTTTTTAAGTTGATACCAAGTATCAGCCTTGATATTCTCTCCATCAACGTACTCTGTCTTAACACATACTGGAACATTACGATTCTTTTCATCGCTCCACTTCCATTCTGCCAGCGTTATCCAAGAGCCAACCTTTGCTTTGGCTTTAGATTCGTTTCCAGCACACATAATAACGGAATCTTCTCCTGTACTGTCAATCTGAGCATAGTCGCCCGATGAACCAATCTGAGCATAGTCGCCCGATGAACCAATCTTAGCATAGTTGCCCGATGAACCAATCTGAGCATAGTAGCCCGATGAACCAATCTTAGCATAGTTGCCCGATGAACCAATCTGAGCATAGTAGCCCGATGAACCAATCTGAGCATAGTAGCCCGATGAACCAATCTGAGCATAGTAGCCCGATGAACCAATCTTAGCATAGTCGCCCGATGAACCAATCTTAGCATAGTCGCCCGATGAACCAATCTTAGCATAGTCGCCCGATGAACCAATCTGAGCATAGTAGCCCGATGAACCAATCTTAGCATAGTCGCCCGATGAACCAATCTTAGCATAGTCGCCCGATGAACCAATCTTAGCATAGTCGCCCGATGAACCAATCTGAGCATAGTAGCCCGATGAACCAATCTTAGCATAGTTGCCCGATGAACCAATCTGAGCATAGTAGCCCGATGAACCAATCTGAGCATAGTCGCCCGATGAACCAATCTGTTTTCTTCTGTATCCATTGTCGTTTAACACACCATCTGCCTTAACTTTAGATGGTGATGTTATATCTTTCAGCCACTCGACACCGATATTAATGATGTCAGCCAACTTTAACTCAGCCTTAATCTTGATACGAGAAGAGCATATCTTTGTTGACATTTCTTCTTCGTCTATCTTGCCAGACTGCTCTACTTCTGCAAAGCGAGAGTTAAGCATATCGTAGTAGTCCCACACTTCAATCGGAGACTTGCAAGCATGGAAGCCTCGGTTACAACACCTGATTTCTCCGTCCATTTCATACTCCTTTCCAACTTCGTACTTAAATCCACGGCATTTCATATTCTTGTCGAATCCCTTGTACGATGTGATTACATTTTCACTCATTTCCTATCTATTTATATCCCATAAGGGATGGTTAGTTACTAAAGCTCGTCAAACTCTTTCTGAATGCTATTTAAAGCCTTTTTTATAGCATTCTTTATGTCGGCAGATTCTTCTGGTGCATACTTGTTTATATCTATTAGAGCACTCCCCAGTCTGTTTTCATTAGCACTCATGCCATTACAATATCTACCGATAACTTCTTTGTAAGCATTAACAAAGTTGCTTAATCCGTTAGCTCTAGATAATCTTTCTTCTGTTATATCTTTATATTTTATGCCCGAAGGCGGTTATGAGTTGGTTATATAAAATTGTTCATAAACAGTAGATTTCACTACAATAGGTTCAGAACCTAAGTCGTTATCATCTATCTTGATGGCAATTTCCATATCACCCTCTTCATCGTAAACATCTTGAAGCTGTTGAATAAATTCACTTATTTTCATACTAATATCTTTTATGCCCGAAGGCGTTAAACAATCAAGTATATCAAATTAACAAATGATAATATAAAAATGACTACACCTAGTATAAAAAGAATGACACCTATAGTAGCGAGCCATTTATCTTTAATCAAGTACAATCCGAAAATAGCCATAAATAAACCCAAAAACATTACCATTATTAATGCGATCACAATACCTACACCTCCATTTCGTGATTAATTCCAAGACCGAAGAGAATGTGTTGTAAATCTGATACTGAATGCATATTTCTACGTATAAGATTGTCTCCAATATAAACATACCATGAGTGATTATCTAATTCCAACAAACTCAACTTCAAACATTCTTTTTCGATAAACCAATGATACATGCGATAAAGCATCCACCCATTCTTCTCTAGAATCTCTGGGGTAATAGGAATTGGCGCAATATCCTTAACCCAAGCGCAGCAATCTCCGAAGAGATAACCTTTATCTCCAAATTCCGCACCTTCGATATTCTCTAAGCGGACAACACCTTTCAGAACCGTTCCATCGTCCAACTCCAAAGTCTTTGATGGGTCTGATGATGTTACTCGGTAAACGACATCTTTAGCTGTACCTAGTGGTACTCCGTTTGTCATCACCAAATCTCCTGGAATGTACTTTACTTCTTCCATATTAATCTCCTTTCTTTTTAGGAACATACTCATCTAACTCATCGTCAAACTCATAGCAGTCTGGGCAGTAGTGCTTGTCACCAATCTCTGCCCATTCGCTTTCCATTGCTTGCTCTTTGGCTGTTCCTTCGTCCAACCAAGCCACAATGCCATTAAACTCTTCAATGAAGGTCTTTCCACATCTGTCACAAACGACAGAGTACATAGTAACTGACTTAATCATGGTTGCATCCTTTCAGTAAATCGTCAATATATATCCACCTCTTGATAGTATAGTCGCTGCGCTTAAAACTATTTTCATCCCAACCAAAGTTGGTTAGGTGCGAAGTAACATAGTCTATCTCATCCGTCATGTTGAGTGGTCTATGATACACAACTTCTACCAAACATTTATGGTACTTTTTTGGATTTTCATCAATAGCATGCCACAAGTTTTTAAATAACTCATTAATAGCCCACTTAGCACCATGTCTAAACCCCTCTGCTATAAACGGAGCATCCTGTGAAGCAGGATATCTATTGTTGCAATAATATCTTGCTGCTTCTTCGATTTTTTTATCTTCTATCATAATCTACCCTTTCTTTTTTTAAGTTGATTCTTTCTACGTATTCTTCTTTGTGCCTTACCATCTTGTATATCTTCACACTCAAAGTGTGGTGAGCAATACCAAGGTATGCTATTCATTAAATCTTCATTGCCCATAATTAGCCCTCCACGTCTTTACTTGTACCTAACAATAATTCATTGCCTTCGTAAGGAATGCAATATGCCCAATTAGCATAAACGCAATGACAATATCCATCTTTGCCTATATAACCAAACAAATTTGCACGCCAATTATCTGATTTACTATCTCTAACCAACACCCTATCAAATGGTCTCAGCTCAACCTTCGTTTTCAAATCAACAATCTGTTTCTTCTCAGCATCCCAAGCCTTGCCTTCTTTTTCGAGAGCTGAGAAGAGTTGTTGCTTCTCTGAGTCAGTGGCAAGACGGTCTGAACTACAATCAGCTGTGTAGTTTTTAAATGTTTGTATCCGTTTTCCCTCATTATTAAAACTAAAACCAATATAATACTTGCCCCAACAAATATTATTTCCATTCTTCTTTTCTTTGAAGATTCTAATATTTTTTCTATCTAAATCTACTGCCACTATATCCCCATCCTTGAACTCAGGCTGCTTCTGGATTTCAAGTGTTTGCAGGTTTAGCTTACCACCAAATCTCTCCTCAATACATTTGATAAAAGATTTCGCCTCCTTTTCTGATGCTAAAGTATGTAAATTGGTATCAAGAAAACCATCTTCTACCAAATTAATTGTCTTTGCATAGAAACTAGTATAGTTGCCATTTGCCCATCTATCGAAGAGTATCTTTAAACCTCTGCTATTTACCAACACATCGCCTTTCTTCCACGAGAACTTAGACCAGTCTCGCATTTCCATAGAAGGGAATAATAACGGCTCTGATTCATCGTAATTGTAATATCTGCCACTATTAAAGAATTTTGATACTCCTGCATGATGTTCCACATTTATAATACTGTCCTCTACATGTGAAAAATATACATCCCCAAACAAAGGAGAATATAACTTCGTGTTTACTGGTTTATCCTTTAGGATTTCCGCTACACTAACTTTATAATATGCCATAATTTGAAATCTTAAATGTAATTAGTTGTACCATACATCATTTGGCATAAGAGCCAATTTCCATCCATACTCTAGTTCATACCTTAATATTTCAAGGTCGTGACTCATTACAGACGAAAGACCAACAAACATATTTTCGTACTCCATATCCAAAAATTAGTTGCCATATTTATAACGCAAATAATTAGCTTCTGAGCCAAAATAAAGTTCTGTGTCGCTCATATTTGCCTCCATCAAGTCATTCTCAACATCTTTATAAGAAGGCACGCAATTCTTAACTCTTTGGCAGAACAAAGGATATTTTGAAGAAACGTCTTTTCCGTCTTCATCATAGATATTAATCTTATCTACATTGTAATATGGATAAGAAGAAACGTTTCCATTTGAATGAATAACCTTTCTACTCTTAACAAACACCACGATTTCGGCTGGTTTGTTAATAGCATCAAACTCGCAAGTAAAATCATCAAGCTGCGCCTCAAAAGCCGCATCTTCAATCTTTCTAGATAAGTTTTCAAAAAACTTTTTCATTTTCTTCTTACAGTTTTTATGGTGTGTCTCACCATTTTTTATTAGTAACCTTTATTTCTTAATTACGATGCAAAGATACAAAGAATATTCGAAATATGCAAATTATTTAATGTATTTCTTTTATCATTTAACACTCTATAATAATACAAACAAATAATTTGCTGACGTTAACACAAAAATCCCCACCACTACATTATTATATATAGTGATGGGGCAAACACCAAAGGGTATTTTGCCTTTGGGCTATTTTTCTTCCTTATTTACGATTTCAACGAAATCGCCAATACCCAAACGAGCATTGTTGATGCAAGACGCAATCCAACCCATCAGGTAGGCAGAAGGCTCGCCGCCGTGTTCCAAGTCAGTATATTCCTCAATGGCATCGCAGACGTGAGAAGCTTCATGGCAGCAGTAGTTCATCGACATAACCTTCTGACACGGAAACGAGACAAGAACGCCACGCCTTCTGTCGCTCTTTCTGACAGCATCGGAATACGTAACGCCACCGTAATCAATATCGGGAGCCTTGCACTTGTCAAAACAGGAATCTATCAGCTCTTTCAAGTCTTTACCGATGTGTACCCAAAGCTTCAAAGGGTAGATTCCGTTTCCGTATTCGTAATATCCTTTTTTCTTCATACCTCATCGTTTTTATGTTTATCCCATCCACGCCTCGAAAAAGCATACCAAGTATCGCAAATATCAAGAGCGAGAATGTTGCCTTGGTCAATACAAAAATCGCTATCAAAGCCTTCGATATGAACATACATCAATGCTATAGTATCATAAGGAACGCTACGACCTTCAAGACAAGGATTTTTAAAATTCTTAGTCTTGTATAAACTTGTAACAATTGGCACTTGAAGAACGTCTGAAATATTCTCAGTGCTAATCTCTATCGACTTCTTAAACTTCTTCATATTCTCAACTATTTAAATTTCTCAAAGTAGAACTCAATTTGTCTATCAAAGTGCTCTTCGATTAACCCATAAGCAAGCGACATCTTTACTTGGAAAGAAGCCTTACCATTAAGCAATCCTTTAGCCTGTTTAGTAATCTCTGAGCGAAATTGTTCCAAACTCATATCACGCTTACGAAGATTACAAGACCTGCAAGATGGCATATAGTTCTCCATGGAATCATCGCCATGGGATACGACAAACTTTCCCGCCTTGTTGCTCCACCGAGAGTAACACCCTCGATTCTTCGGAACAAGATGGTCAACCTGCATATCCTTATACTCTATACTCTTGCCGCAATAAGCACAATGACCATCGTATTTGCGATATATTTTAAGTCTATCTTCTTTTTTCATATTTTCAACTATTTATGTTTTAAAATAACGCTGACTGCGCTTGTTGTGTAGAGTTTGTGTTGCTTGTAATGAGAGTTACAGCCTTAGAAGAATTTTACGGGCTGACATTCATCGATTAACTTGCGTGCTTCTTTAGCACACTCAGCCACGCATTTTTCGACTGCTTCTGTGATGTCTTGGATTTGCCCCTCACGCATATTGCCGTATTTATCGCAAGTATCGGCTATTATTTTGTAGAGAACACGATTTTGCAAAGCCTCCATATAGTCTACAAAATCCTTGCAAGTTTTGCGTCGAGGTTCTTGCACCCAATCAAGAAAGTCCTTCTTCCAGTCTTTCCATGTTTTGATTTTTATTACTATCATTGCTGTTTATATTTTTTATTTGTTGTTCTTGTGCCCTATATGATATTTGTTGCATATCCTACACCGATACACCGCCATACCTTGTGCCCGTAACTTCGGATTCTGATTCAGAAACTCCCAAGCATCATCCTCGCTTTCATAAGCGACCTTCGCCTTCCAAGATTGACCTTTTCTAAACCAATGCTCAGGATCTGGATGCAAATGACAAGGAATACATTTATTTCTTTTCTTCATAACTTCTTCAGAAATTTAAGTTGAAACCCTTCTGCCTTTTTTATTCCTGGGTATAGTTCCTTTAGAACCTCCCATGTTCTTGTCTTGTGCCGATGCCACATAGTAACCGGATGCACACGCTCACCACTTGGTAATACATAGAAATCTGCCTTAATGGTATCAATATGCTCATAGTTTGCAGCTTTATATATAGTTCCCTTATTACCTATGGACGTATCGGCATAAGATATAAGGTACTTGATTTCCTTATGTGTTGCCCTAATATACTTATGCAAGAGAGATAGGCAAATCGTCTCGCTAAACTTTGGCATATCATCAGACAGCCACATTCTGTCAAATTCCCTCACTTGATGGTAATCCAACACTTCGCCCTTTTCAGTCTTGATGTGCGGTCGGATTCCATACCCTATTTGCATTGCACCCCTTATCTTATCCTTATACAATACCAAAAGATTCAAGCAACTATTCTTCGTTACCTTGTGTGAAAAGTGATGAGGAACTATGATTGCATCTGCTTGCGCCTTATCGCACTCCATCAGCTTTATTCCCTTTTCCTTGCATTCGTAACCGATAACAAATCCGCAGAAGCCTAGCACTGGAGACTTGTTCAACTTTCTTCTTCTCATATCAATGATACCTCCAAAAATAACGTTTGAAATTATCTAGCAAATGCTCTATACAAGCTTTGATTTCGCCCTCTCTTATGAATTGGTTGCAAAAATCTATCAATTCATCACGTACCAACCCTCGTTTTAAGGCTTCGTCTCTCATAGCTCTTATAAGAGCATCCGTTGTTTCTTTATTCCCATTTCTTACAACAGGATTGCAACAAAACACCTTGCACATATCCATAGTTTCAAAACAGACTTAACTGCCTACTCATATTCTTTAATTCGTTATTGGCAAAATCTACTTGACGCTGGTCTATTTCAAAGCCTATATACTTTCTTTCAAGGTTTACGCAAGCTCTTGCCGTTGTACCGCTCCCCATGAATGGGTCTAGAACAACATCATCAACATTTGTCGAGTTTCTGATTAGTATCTCCATCAACTTTACTGGTTTTTCAGTCTGATTAATCAAACCATCCTTATCCTTGCGCTTGTTCGTTGGAATAGGAACACTCAGAATATCAGATGTACCACATTCATTTATCGGTCTATCACCACCTTTGCGTAGCATGATGATATACTCTTTCTGTGCCATATAATAGCGGCCACATATTTTTGCGCACTTATCCCATATTAAGCATTTGGTAAAATGGAACTCACTTTTTCCGACCACATCAAGAAAGTGCATTAAATTATAATCATTACACATCAGATAGCAATGCGACCTGTCCTTTAATATCCGGTACAAATCATTGATGTAGTCCGAAATATCAATATCGTTATTCTTGAATATCTTGCCCTTTCTTGTTTGAGATTCCGTCCAATATCCTCCCATACTCCCTGAGCCACCCCTAGACTGAACCGGATAAGCCACATCGGAACATACGAGGTCTATGCTATCGCTATCAATCAGTTTCAAAAGCTTTCGACAATCTCCTTGGTATATATTATTCAGTTCCATCATATCCAAACATATCTTTTTGATTAAACATTTCTTCCTTAATTCTTCTTTGCGCCACCTTGAAATAATCAACATCCAATTCAAAACCGATGAACTTCCTGTTCGTTCTCAAACACGCCAAAGCTGTACTTGCTGAACCAATAAAACCATCAAACACCAAGTCGCCTTCGTCCGATGATTTCAAAATGCATTGCATAAGCAAGGGGATTGGCTTCTCGTTCTGATGTACCAATTTATCTGATGGAACTCTATCAAAGTCCCATACGTCCTCCAAACGCTTGCCATTTATGGTTCGTCTGCCTTTATTCAAATACAAGATTGGCTCGTAACATTGACCATATTGCGCCTCTAAATCTCCAGCCGTATGGTTGTTCTTTCGCCAAATGAGCACATTCTTAATGGTAAACCCTGCGTGCCTCGCTTGTTGCATAAAAAAGTCCAAGGTCTTGGCACTACAGAAGATATAAGCAGCACTATCATCCTTCAAAATTCGGTAGCATTCGCTCATATAATCAATAATCAATTGCTCATTATCGTCATTGAGTATTTCCTTAGAGAAACGATGGTCGTCTGCTCTCCATCCGGTCTTATAGGAGATACAATATGGTGGGTCAGTAACAATTAAATCTACTTTCCCGCTCTCTATTTGTTTCATTCCTTCTATACAGTCGGAATTGTATATTCTATCAAATTTAAGCATGTCAAATCTCTTTTGTAGCGTTAACATAAGCTTCGTGAGCCTCTTCTTGCGTACCAAAGCATCCGATATAAGTTTTCTTCTTACCTACCTGGTACTGAGCTTGCCATTTTCTTACACTCTTATTCCAAGTCACACCCAAGTATTCGGAAGAGGTTTTCTTTGCTATAGCAGAATAAATCACATTGTATCTTGCGGTACAATACTCCAAGTTATCTACGTTATTATTCGTCTTGTCGAAATCCTTATGATTCACCATTGGTAATGCATCTGGATTCTCCAAGAATGCCTGCGCTACCAAACGATGAACATAGAACATCTTTCGCTTTCCGTTTTTGTAAAGCCATACCTTCAAATAACCTTTTGGTGTCTTGCAAGGTGCGATTTCCTTTAATTGAGACGTTCTCCCAATAGTAAAGACATGTCCCAGCTTGCTAACATAATACCTTTCGTAATTCTTTATAGGCTTAATATCACCAAGAAACCTTGTTATACATTTATCTTTCATTGTTACCTCCTTTTTCAAAGAAACCTGAATATATGGCTTGCGCCTCCTTAGTGTCTAGTAAATCAATATCATCATAAAACCTTCTGTACACAACGCCCAGCTTTTCGTCATTTCCTGCTTCTCTTGCCATAGCTATTTGCTGACATGATTCCATTAGAAATGCACTAATCTTCTCGTAACTTTGCATCTGTGTCTTCTTTAGCATATCCATGCTTACAAAGGTTTTGTAGTGGATGATACGCTTTTCTTGCTCGTATTCTGTGAGTATAAGCCCTTCCGGAATAGCAAACACCACCCTTTTTGTCTTGTCGTCACTATAAAGCTGAACCGCACCTGTAAACGATGTATATATCTTTTGTAATATCTTTGCTATCGGCAAATCCTTTTTCAAATACCTTTCTGCATATCTCTTCAGAAAATGAACGCTCATAGCAAAACAATCCTCGCTATACCCCTCATTTCTGCTCATAGGAATATACTCGTTAGTTTCCTTCAGATAAATGAACACACCGGAAGCAAATACATCGCCATGTTTTACACCTACAACGATAAAATAATCGGCATTCGGTGTAGCAAACTCAAAGGTCTTTGTTATTTGTCTTACGTTCTGCTTTCTCATTTCACGTTTAAGCTCATTAGCTTTTCGCATCTGAAACTCATAGATTCTAGCTTCATCTAAGTTTCGTACTCTACGCATCTCACCCGAAGTCATACTTGCTGTTATCATGCGCATTCCTCCTTTTTAATCTTTGACAACCAACAATCCCAGATTCTCGCAGCTACATTCGCCATCATAACCGGAGGAACGCACATTCCGCAAGCAAACCAAGGCTTCATGCCATTAAAGTCATAATCTTCAGGAAATGTTGATGCTAAAATCGTATCATGCGCTGAAATATAGCTTGGATTATCAAAATACACAAGCCTATCTTCCATTGCTGATATAGTATTGCATACCTTATTCTTTTTAAGAAACATATTATTGAACATAGAAAGACGATTATCCATCCGCTTGACAATATCACCGATAGAATTATCTTTCTCATTTCTATGCACCCAATACTTCATCACTCCTTTAGGAATCTGTCTTCCACTATAGTCAGAAAACTCATCCAAGACAATTTCTTTCTCATTAAAGTCCATATCAATCTTAGGCACTCGCTCGAACAAATCCTTTTGAACCATAAACGGCTCGCAAAGGTCTTTACGTAACCCAATAAAGAATACCCTAGGTCTGTTTTGAGGAACACCCATGTTACGTGCATTGAGAAGCCAATGCTGCAAGATATATCCGGCATCATCCATCTGTCTATAAATCTCCTTTACGTACTCGATGGCTTCACCTTGCAATAAACCTTGAACATTCTCAAAAACTACTACCTTTGGCTTTAGTTCTTTAGCGAGGTCGATTGAGTAGAAAGCCAAATCGTCAAGCCTTTGCGCCTTCTGACCTTCTCGGAATACTTTTTCCTTTCCCCAAGCCTTTTGGCGGTCACCTGCAATACTGAATACCGAACAAGGAAAACTAGCATCCAGTATATCCAAATTATGAAGCTCTTCTTTCATAATACGCCCCCCCATATTGATATTGACAATCAACTCACGAATATCACAATTGAAAGCGTACTTGACATCGTGATTCTTCAAGTACATCTTCATAACCTTTGGGTCTATCTCGTTACAGGCTACAACATCATAGCCAGCTAGTTTGTAGCCAAAGGAACTTCCACCTCCACAACAAAAGCAAGACATAACCTTACCTTTGTCCTTTGTGAAGTTAGCATCTTTTTTAGTCCATCTATAAGGGAACTTGTGCTCGTTTTTATACATTTATCTACCATAAAAAACTATCGTTAATAAAAACCGATGTATAAAAATAACCACAAGTAATATGGTTGTAAAAAGGGACTCTAGCCCTTGAATTTAGATTCTGTTTTCTTCGGCAATGCGTCTTAAATAATCATCCGCAGCGTTATCGTCTATTTTCGACTTAAGAGACATTCCTGTGTTATAACCTATCATTAAGGACACATTCTTGCTCTTTTTCTTGTTCTTTCCATATCTCCAGCTAAATACCTTTCCTAGCCAAGCTATACCTACAATACCATCTGATACAACTATTGTCGGCAACAAAACAAATACTTTATATATCATCACAATCTAATTGAGAGTTAAAAATATATCTATTCTGATTCAACCAAAGCTCCACGTAGTCAGCCTTGATTTTCAGAAATTCTTCATATGTGTAGCATTTCTGCTGCTTACCACCTTTGTTCCAATAATAGGCAACTCCTCCCAAAGAAAAGAAGTCTATCAAATCCATTTCCTTTCGCTTCGGTTCTTCACGCTTTTTCTTTTGCCTATATCTACTTACAGCAAGCAATATAAGACAAACGCAAAGCAACATGGAAACCAGTATCTCGAATATTAACCTTACGTCTTGCATCTTATTTAAAAACAAAAACACGAAACTACCGATTGCAAAGTCAAAGGAATTGTGACTCGGACTGCCTTTCGGTATAGTCCATCGGGTTTCGTGTCTCTAATATCTTATCAATTTCTTAAATCGCCATTTTATCCTTTTTTGTTCTGCGCTTGCAAAGATAAATAATATTTCTCTAACTTGCAAACGTTTTAGTGCTTTTAATACTTTATTTGCATTATTTTAAACTTATCCTTTTTTGAAGTTCATTCCAAACTCTTCTTCCGTTACCTCATACATTACATCACCATATGCTACTCTTTGCTTGTCTTTTGCCATCAACAATAAGTTCCTATAAGGTATTTCTTTTACGACTTCTTGGTACGATAAATGCAGACTATCCATAAAAGATGCAATCTGACCTAAGAGTGTATCGTTACCTATGGTCGTGGTTTTGCTATCATCCTTGCCGCACTCTTCGCCAAAATTGATAGCGTCTGAAAATCCTTTATAGAGATTAAGGAATAAGCCGTTTGTAAGCCGTAGACAATCTCTTCAAGCGTTCCTTTAGACAATTCATCACTAATGGATTCATCGCCTTGTATGAATACAGACAACGCCTTGCAAGTATCATCCAAATTCTTAAGCATACCTAAGACTTCCGCTAAGGTCTTGCCCTCCTCAAAACTATCAAGGTATTTAGCCGCCTTGACCAATTTTATAATTGTAGGTGGTGAAATATAATAAGCCTTTCCATTCACGATTATCGTTACGGTATCCTCTCCAAGAATTGCATCCGCAACTAATTTACTTGCCTTACTCATGGTTCTTAATATTAAAAAAGGGGAACGGCATTAACACCATCCCCCTCGATCATTTATTGCCTATGTCTTATCCCTGTTCTACTACCGCAGAGCCTTCCCATTGGTACTCGCCAGCAACACCATCGGTCTCGCTTTCCATAGCAACGGCAGAAATACCCAAAGTGATATTCTTGTCCTGCTGGTCACCCTTGGCTACGATAGCTGCATTTGAGAAGACAATATAGTTTCCGGTCTTGGTCTGAGCAACAATACACTTGTTGATATTTGCCAAATCTTGGCTAGAAGACCAACCTACTGCGTCTGACTCCGTTGTGGTCGCTACTCCGGTTGAATCGTACATCTTACCACCTTGAAGGTCAACCTTGTTCTTCCATGAGAAGACACCAATAGAGAATGTAATTGTCTTAGCACCCTCATCGGTCTTGTCACGATAGTAAACCTGTCCGTTCAGCTCGTTCTTGTACTCGGTAACACTAGGGTCATCCTGAGAATATCCCCATGTTCCCTCATGGCTGTTCAAGACCTCTGTTGCGGTTTTTAACCATGCTGCCAACTTAGCTGGTGTATTTGCCTCGGTAAGAGGAGCACCATACCAAATTCTCTTGATTCCAATAAATGGTTTCATCTTATCTTACGTTTAATGTTTCAAAATCAATAGTAATGTTTGCGTAATGACAACTCAACTTACTTTCTTGCTCTATGCCGTGGGAGCGGATAGAATAACGATACCATACATCCTCTGCTTTTCCGACTTCATTGTCAGACAGGGTTTCAATAGCCTTCTTTAAAAGCTCGTTCAATTGAGGATTAGCCTCGCCCTCTATATCTTTGAGCAATATGTTTACCTCTATAGTACAATCGTTGAAATATGTCTTGTCTGCACTCATGCGCTTAGGAATGATTACTATCATGCCTTCATCAGGAATCTTCTCACCGACCATAGGTCTTTCCCCTTCAAGTCCACCCTTTTTCAGATGTCCTTTCAGTCTTCGTTCCATTCCCATAAGTTCCAAGTCGTCATAGATTACATGACCAGCATCTATTTCTGTTATCATCGCATATCTTCGATTTCTTTCTTGATATACTGAATACCCGAATCTATAACATCATATCCCCTAGAGGAAACATCAGACGCATATTCCGCTTTGTTGCCAAGGGTTAAGGTGTGGTCATGTACTTTACTATAGTTAGACCTTCTGAGATTACCTGTGCGGTTTCGGTAGTTTCCGTTAGTCTTATCAAGCTCAACGGCTGTTTTACCTAACCTGTCAAGAAACTCATCAACTTCCCTTTCTCCCTGCGCAAAGAAAGCGTCTATCTCATCCTTTATAACATCAGACATAGATACTCATATAACCAAGATAATTGCACTTAGGGGCATTATAGACCTTTCCACCTCCTCGGTAGCTTCCATCATTGGAATAAACCTTGACTTCATCACCTTCGGAAATCTGGCACTTGTCACAAACAATGTGATATTTCGGTGTATATATGCTACCATTATCGGTAGTGAAATGCTCGGTAGAGTTGTCATCGCATCGACAACGCCCCATTTCTTTCCATTCCTCAGAAGAGCTAATGACCTCGTTGTACTTGTTGACAACCTTATTCACGAACTTCTTCTTTAATATATGAGGGGAATATAACATAACCTAGACATTTACCAAATATCAGACTTATCCGTGATAGTGGAAAGCCCTAAAGCTGCCACCACTTCATCATCCGGAGCAACACCATACTTACGGCAAAGCCACATATAGTATTGTCCTATCCTAGAGTAGTCCCAAGAGACAGAGAATCCATTTTCATTCACATTGCTCATATATGGAGCAAGCATAAGTTCCTCGATTACGGAAATCATCGCCTTGCCTACAACCTGCGAATTATCAGACGTATATTCTTCGTCAAGGTCTATACCTGACGAAATATCTTCCAATTGGGCATCGGTAATGTTCCAAGCACGCAACTTCTGCGAAATGTATTCTCTTATCTTCATGTGACATCATTATTTCTGAGCCTGACTCATAGCCTCAGCGATTTTCTTTGCAGCCTCCTGCTCGCTCTTTGCTTTTTCGTCAAGTTCCTTTTCTACATTCTCCTTTTCAGAAGTCTCTTCGGTTGACTCGGCAGCATCCTTTTTGCTGGTTTTCTCCTTTTTAGGCTTACTCTCCTTCTTCTCCTTCAAGACTTCCTTCTTGGGTGTCTCTTCTGATTTCTTTTCTTCTTCCTTTACAGGATTTACCTTCCCATCATTCAAGACTTCCTTTTTAGGAGTATCTTTAATTTCCTTATCGTCTTCTGGAGATGCAGAATGATTATCATCCTGCACCTCCAACATCTTGCAAAGCTTACGTTCGATAAGGGAGTTCATACGTTCTTCGTCAAAGTCCAAGATTGCACCAACTTCATAGATGGTGTTAAAATGGAACTTATCACGGAACGGACTAATTACCTCACCTCTCATAAGCCTAACCTACCGCTTGTGTTGAGTCCAAAGAGTAGATGGCATCAACGTTATTCAAGATAGGAACAACCATTGCTTGTGAGCTAGTGAACTCACGGAGTGGGTCGTTAGTAGAATAACGGCTAGCCAAGATATACTCATCGGCTGACTGATAAGTAACACCTGCAACTGGTCTTGTAGCTTCGGCTACGTTAGTCCAGAACAAATCACCAAGGTTATCATAGCATGTAAAGGTCATGTGACCCTTAGCCCAAGGATTGTGTGTTCCCTTCTTGCCATTAAGCTCGGTCTTGATTGTACGGGCTACACGTACCAAGTTGGTCTGCCACTTATTTCTAAAGATAGACGCAATCTGCTCAAAGCTCAAAATAGGAATATTGCTATTACTATTAATTGCAATGCCTTGATTGAAGGCAAACTGAGCACGAACCTGCTTGTTCTTGCCAAGCAATTTGATTGTGTAATCATCAAGGTAACAAGTAGTGATGGTGTTTTGGTCTTCCATCGCCTTGTCGTAAACCAATTGAATATCATCAAGTGGGGTTGCGTCCTCTGCATCCCAAGCCTTAGCACCGTGACCAAACTTATTTTTCTCGGCAAAACCTACATCAACTCGGACACCAGTACCACCGGAACGAGTTGCCAAAGCTACACCTGTTGACAGCTCACTGAGGAACATATCTTCAATACGCTCGTAAACCGCCTGAATACAACGAGGAAGGTCTGCAAACAAGTTACGCAAAATCTGTGGTTGAGGCAAACGTTGCGCAATCATGTTATCCAAATCCTTAAGCTGCTTCTCTGTCATGTAAAGCTTCATACCAACCTTTGGGATTTGACCCTCAGCAGTTGAAACCTTGTCACGGCTCTTCAATGGAAGTTCCGCATCCATTGATACAACATCAGCGGCAACTCGTGTGTATTCCGCAGTAATTGATGCCCAACGTCCGTCCTGACTATAGGTGTTAGTCAAGTGGTCTCGGTACATATAGGTCAATGTGGTCTGGTTCTTGCCGTTCAACTTCTCTACTACACTTGCAACAAGCTGTGGGAAGTATTTATTGACCAACTGAAAATAAAGTGATTTTTCCATCTGTTATCCTCCTTCTTTTAGTCTTTATCCATAGTTGCGTCAGACTCATCGAACTTGTTTGCATCCTCATCGCTAACCAAAGCAATCTTTGGCATAGCTGTAAGGAACGCATCCGGATAGTCTGCACCATTCGCAGCCTTAGCTGCTACCTTGTTTACTTGTCCAGCAGTCATAATTGCCGCTGGCTCACCATTCAGAATGGAACGATAGAGAACTCCTGCATACTTGTAATGCTCCAATGGGTCACTGGCTGTACCCAAAGTCTTATAATTGCCTGTTTCGATAGGCAATGGCTTGTAAGTTCCCTTACCATCTGTCACGATAACACGACCTGCGTAAAGAACTTCATCGTTTACGCCTGTCCAATCCAAAGCACGACCGCCCTTGATGTCGCCTTCCCATTTCTGGATAATGACGGAATCCTCACCAAAGACAATTTGCTTTTTCGTAGTCTTCAATTCCTGATTCATGTTTTTCAATTTTTAAAGTGACTGAACTAATGATGCGGCTACATTGTCAACTTCCTCCTTTGTTGGCTCACCTTCGCTTGCACGATAGCTGCCCCCGAATTGTGGTTGTAGCAACGCCTTGTAGTTGTTCGCTACCTTTGAGAGGTATGTTTCGATAGTTTCATCTGTAGCATCATCGCTCAGAGTGAAACCCTCGTTGATACGACTTTCGGGAATGCCCAACTCCTTAGCCTTTGATAAAATCTTCGCATCGTGGTCTGCCTTTGCCTTTGCCTTTGCAGCAGCCTCTTCCTTAGCCTTAGCCTCCTCAGTTTGCTTTTGGATAGTTTCTTGCAATTCCTTAATGGTCTTGCTTTGCTCCTCCATCTGTTCGTTGTAAGTCTTGGCTTGGTCTGTATTTTTCCGTGTCAAGGTCTCAACGAGTTTTTTGAACTCTTCACGTTCCTTGGATCTTGCTTCCTCAGAAGCTTTCTTCTCTGCTGCTTGCTCTTCAAAGTACTTTTTGAGATACTCCGGCATTTCGTTTTTCTTTGCCAATTCCTCCAAACGTTTCTTTTCGGCTTCTTCAGCGGCTTTCTTGGCTTCTTCGTCAGCTTTCTTCTTAGCTTCTTCTTCAGCAGCCTTGCGTTCAGCATCTTCTTTAGCCTTCTGTGCCTCCTCGAACTTTTTCTTGGCATCGGTAACTCTGCGGTCATTGTCCTTTTGCAAGGACTCCAAAAAACTCTTTTGACTAGCAACCACTGTCTCGATGTTGTCATCAGTAACAAGCCCCATCTTATCAAGCATTTCGGCATGTGCCTGAAGAACTTCATCACCTAACCCAAGAGACTTATACTCTTGTTTTAGTAACTGGAAAATTTTATCTTTCATTCTTTCGATATATTTGTTAAAACTAGTGCAAAGATAATACGAAAAGAACAATAAACACATTAAACCGTTTGCAAGTATCTCACTTTTGCTTAAAAGTGAGTAATAGGGGTGTTTATAAGCGATTTAAGGCTATTTTATCACAAATATGAATAATTAATTGCAACACAAAATAAAACACCTTATATAACAAAAAAACGCCAAATATCCTCACGGACATCTGACGCTTGTCGAATTAAAAAGAACCTAAACATTAAAAAAATATCTAAAAGTTTATGACATTTCTCATATAACCCAAATGATTCAAATTAGAATAGAACCGTCCATCACGCTCTATGAATTTACCGGACTTCAAAATCTCACCATTATGCAACATTGCAAACTTAGAACCATGAGCTGTCCATTTATTCATTTCTTTCATATGTTCATCAGACCCCCAACCATATTTCTTGATAGTAGGATAAATGAAACGTTCAAAGCAAATCTGACTATCCGTTTTATCATGCTCGGAGCAGATCGGGAGCACTCCATTATGGGCGAACCAATAACCAGCCTTGTAGAACGGATGGCAATTCTTGACACAGACAGAACCATGAGTAGCAAATCTAAAATGTATGATTACATTCTCATTTATATCTCGCTTCATCAATCTACGTATAAATGTAGAGAAATGCAAGCTCTTATAATGGTCAGACTCACTCACAAATCCGCAACCATCGGGATTTCTCATATACGCTGCCTTCAGCTCATCTACGGATGGCAAAGCAACACCTTTCGGACATACAATAATAACACACATATCTTTACCCTTTCTTTTTCTTAATAATACTTTGATTTATTTGTGCCCTAGGGATTTAACCCTAGGACTGCATCAATTAATCGTTATTGGCTGCAAATGCATCCTTACGGCTCTGGAAGAAAGCCTTCTCTTCTTTATTCAAGAAAGGTATATCTTCGATGTTCATAACCTCACTAGTGAAGACATTGTTACGAGACCAACCGACAAGCTTTGCGCAGAACTTAACCCACATTTCAATCTTCTTGTAATTAGTTGAACCTTGATGCTGGCGAAACTCTATAGTCTTGTGACGTGTATAGCTCTCAGCATTTACCTTGTAATATCTGTCTCCATAAAAAACACTACGTCTTATATCGTAATTGTCGTGGCAATTAGAGAAATCCTTGTCAAGCAAGCTGGCTGCCCAACGGCAATTACCTCTTCTTGAAGGAGCCATAAAACTATCAATCAATCTTTCAAGCTTCTGATAATTCTTGAAGACGTTAACATACTGCTCGCCTGTCAACTTAGCTGCACCAATATGAACGTGAAGACCACAAGTAGAATTTACTCTTGCACCTACGGCATCCAAAGACTTGATAGCCTTCTTCAAAGTTTCCATACCATTTGTATTGCCATTCAATACCGGACTAACAACCTCGTTAGGGTCAACATCACCCCCAACTGAAGCATCACTAACAATCTTGAAATAACTCTTGTTATCGGTGTGGTTATAGCCCTCAGAATGAATATCAACACCATTCTGACGACCCGCCTCTATCAAGGCATTGCGCTCGGCATGAACACATTCAATCTCAACACCGAATGTATAAACGAATCTTGTTGAAGTCGAACCGCTTGGTACACAAACCTTCAACATATCAGAGATTTCTTTCTCACGAAGACCGCAAGCCTTCAATGCAACAATCTTTTCGTTGCGAGGCATCTTAGACTTCTTGATTTCGTCAATAGTCTCAATTAATGACTTCTTTGAACTTGCGAATGAAAAACCAGTCTGCTTAGACATAATTAATTGTGCTAGTTGTTTCGGGTCTTACCCCTTGGTGTCGCTCTCACCTTATTGAGTGAAACTTGTCACTCGGCAAATCAACCAACTTATCTTGATTGACGATGCAAAGATACTAAGAATATTCGAAATATGCAAGTTATTTAATGTTTTTCTTTTGTATTTTAACCTTTTGTAACTGATATATGGGTCTTGTTAACATTTCAGCTTTTATTTTACCTTATTATATATAAAAAGGCTTCGATGTTCACACACCAAAGCCTAAAAAACTTTACTAACTAATTACCAAATTTTATCAACTATCTTCTTGAATCATCACCAATATCTTCTTCTACTCCCAAATCCGGCAGTCGGTCATACGCTTTTTGGTCATCACCTCCTTCAGACTTAATACCTAACAGGTAACCATTCCGAAAAGCATAATATACCAGCTTTTCCATATCTTTAGCCGTTGCGTTATCTGTCAAATGCAGCGTGGCGTACAATCCCATCAAGAACTTCCGTACATCTTTTGGATATACCTTGTTGTTCTTTTCTAAAGCGACTGCCATTCTTAACGGACTTTTCATATTCTTCAATTTTTCGTTAAACCATCAAATGAAGCACAAAAAAGAGGCCATTCCGCTTGCTTCCCTAGTTCATAAGCTTATTCACAACTTTATTCGCCCCATCTGCTTCATACGTTATCCGTTGACAGATGTCCGAGATTCCAACAGAACAAACATCACGGCTCTCTTCTTGTGTATCATTGTGCCAACGGAAGGATTCGAACCTTCGACCCTAGGATTAAAAATCCTATGCTCTGCCACTGAGCTACGAAAGCGTAAAGGAATGATTGGAGTTGCACCAATGCCCCCTTGGTTACAAACCAAGTGCTCTACTTCTGAGCTACATTCCCCGTAATCTGACAAAGTTACTCGTGGTGCGAGGGAGATTCGAACTCACCGAACCCTCTATGGGAATTGATTTACAGTCAATCTTCTTTAACCGCTTGAATATCGCACCATTTATGGAACACATTCCTAACATTACTTTGTTGCCCCAAGCGGATTCGAACCACTAATGACAGAACCAAAACCTGTAGTGTTGCCATTACACCATAGGGCAAATTTGTACTGCATAAAGGATTCGAACCTTTGAATACCAGCGTGAAAAACTGGCGACTTAACCACTTGTCTAATGCAGCGCCTAGGGATTCTCACCCTAATTAGAGTTGCCTTGTTATAGTCTGGCTGGGCTGGGTGTAACCTGGAAAACCATGCCGTAAACTCCTAAGTCTTGACTTATGGTAGAAGCAACCTCTCAGAAGGCCATCTGTTTCAAACACGATGCAAAGATAAGCATTTAATTTTACCCTTGCAAATAAATTAGTGTTTATTTAAACTCTTTTGATGTTTTTTGCATCATTTATCCTTGCGAAGAATACCACAGAGGGTTTCTACAAGTTTCTTTGCGTCATCACCTTTGATTTCGATGACATTGGAATTTCCATCAGGAACATCCTCGCCTTTCTGTTCCTTATCCAAACGCTTACGAAGAGCCAAGTCTGGATTCTCTACCAAGATAGAATCCAAAGCATAATTGCAAATGCGGCTTGCAAGTTCCTCGTAACCATTCGCATCACGCACAAACTCATTCTTGCCTTCAAGAATACCCACAATCTCGTTGTATTCTTCAGCACTCTCACAATTTCGTGAGAGCATACCAATCACCTTGTAACGGTCAATCTCAAAACTGACCTTTAATTTGTCTTTATTCATTTCTGTTTACTTGATTTAAAAATTAATTAATTGCGTCTTATATTCCACATGCTTTCCGCAGGGCCAACCATAACATCAATATTTGCTCCTTGCTTATTTGCTACTGTCTCAATCCACTTAAGGTTGATAAACTGACCAGCGGAAAGGTTCATTTCTTCCATATATGCCTTATCTGCCTTTGCCTTTTGTCGCTCAGCCTTTTCTCTTGCTATCTGCACTTCATATTCACGTTCTTGTGTCTGCTTGGCTTGCACAACCTTTGCCGTGCGGTTCATTTCATCAAGCTGTTCCTTGTTTGGTGTAGCTTTACCGATGATAACCTCCTTTATGATGATAGGCATCTGCTTTTTCTTTGATAGAGCGTTCACATAGTCCTGCATCTGCTTGCGTATCTTGGTGTCAATCTGATTAAGCACTTGCCGATTCGACATCAAGTCAAATGGGGAATGCTGAGAAATATGGTCTCGAACCAGATTGCAGAAATAATTGTTGAGATTAGTATCAAACCATTTCTCTCCATAATTCTGCAAAAGAATTGGGGACTTGCCTTGCTCAATCTGAGTAATGATTACAGTATGGAAGTCAAGTGGCGTGTTATCGTCACTAAACAAATCATCTAAGGTAATCTCATGACGGACTGGAACAATCTTGAAGTAATAACCACTCGTTGACCACCAACACCAAGTGAGACCAGTCTGCACTGCTTGCTGTTCAACACCTCCATGCCCAATAAACCAAGGCTTCTTTACGATTACGGCTTCTTCGTCTGCATCGGGAGAAACCGAATGACAACTTGTAAGCGCACTCATGCCGAGTATCGCAAAACAAAACATTAAGATAATTTTCTTCATTCTTAATTTGATTATTATGTTATATTATACCAAAATTTCCTCTCATAATAAAGTTCTCCCTTTTTCTCATACCGGATAGCATCTGACTCTTCGCAAAGCTGACGAATACGCATATACAAGCGTTTGTCCAGCTCTTCTTCAAACAGAAGAGACAATTCCTTCCAATTGTCAACAACAGGAGCAAACCAAGGATACTGCTCCTTCACAGCTTGTAGTTCATCCAAGGTTACGTGTCCGTATTCTACCATGTCATAGCATCTACGGAAGTCACTATTGTCTTTGGGAATATTCAAATCTTTCTTTCGTTTTACCCCCATCAATGCACTCCACATAGTCATTGAAGAGCCACCTGTATCACAAGTGGCTATCCACTCTATCATTCTTTGCTTGTTCATTTTCTTTTATATTAATCATGCTAAGTCGCTTTATTAGCTCTTCACATGCTTCTTTAGTTAAGATGCAATTCTTGAAATCTTTAATACCAGTAACCTTTTCACGAATAGCAGCATTCGTGTCGTACACTTCTTGTAGTTTTTTCTGAAACTCAATTACGTCTTCGTTGGTGAGTTTACCTTTCTTCTCAACAATCTTGTTTGTTATATTCTTATAAACACATTCGAGTTCAATACATAAACGAGTTTCTAACTCCATCATTATTGCGTGTACAAAAGTATCATAAAGTCTTTCCATCTTGTATTTCCTCCAAAAGTCTTTTGATTTCCTCGTTATCTTTATTCTCAATACGAGCCTTTAAGATACTCTTGAATGCCGCATCCATCGCATCGTATCTGCTTAAATACTCCTTACCATCCGTATGACACAAGCCTTCCTCTACACACCATGATGTAGTTTGCCAACAGAACTTACCTTTCGAAATGTTTGCAACACAAATATAGTAACCGAAATGCTCTAAAAGCCAATCAAGCACCATATCATAGCTTGGAGCGGATATTGCCGGATGCTTACTACTCAACTTTAATGCAGCAGAAAACTCAATATTGGATTTCTCCCACTCGGAATTGGAGTAAGCAATATAACTGCCGTAATGCTCACTATATTTACCACCCTTACGAATGCCACCCTTTGCTGTCCAAGGGCTGGCGTAAGCCCAAAATTCGGCTATCTTTTCATCGTAGCCAACCTCCTTCAGAAGCTTGGCTATCTCAAAAGGAACTACCTTTGGTTTTACCGTCTGCCTATTTGCCATTTTTTATCCTTTCTAAACTGAACCCGATTCTGACTTATCTAATTCATCAATCGCCTGTCTAAGCAAAGGGAGAACCTTATCCAAGTCTTCGAAATCCGGTACGACTTCATTAACTCTCAAGATTGCTTGACCTAACAAGCTCTTAATCTTTTCTCTGTCCATTAATCTCTGCTTTTTTCTCTAAGTCCTTTAAATCTATTTTCTCAAATCTAGGAACAGACTTACCATCTACCTCAACATTACCAAAGAACATTTCCTTTGGTCGCACCCAAACTTCATGCTGTCCGCACACTGCTTGATACGCAACCTTAGCTTCAGAAGTCTCGCTATCAGTAACCTCACCAAGGTACTCATAGAAATTGCCCTTGTAGTGGCGGTAAATCGGTTTTTGGAATCCACCATGTAGCCAATCGGCTTTGTCCTTGATTTCCACATACTCCCTTACCGCATCACACTTGCTAGACTTACTCAATTCTTCTACCCAATCAAAGAAAGCTTGCTTGTCCTTGACCTCTTCACTTGATACCATAAAGAGATAAGTGCAAAGAAGCATCTTACCAGCATCGGTATCATATTTCTTATTCACCTCTTCAGCTAATTGCATCATAGGTGTATCTAAACGATAATTCCAACTCATAATCTACCCTTTTTTACTTTTTAAATTTGCCAAATCCTCTTTCAAACGTAGATGGAAATTATCTTCTCCATCATCACCGGAAAGAAGCCAATCAATTCTTTGGGCATAAACCTGAGCTTTCTTCAGAAGTTCAATACCCTTTTTGAATTCCTTGATAGTCTCTTTAGATAAGCCATATCTATTAGGCATCGTATGATGATGCTTTCTAACATACTTGTCTTCATCCTCCTCTAACCATCGGTCTTCGAGAAAACATCTTTCATCTTCCTCATCCAATGGATGACCATCAATATAATCTTCTATCTTTGTATATATGTCAGCAATCCTATACTGAGCATAATCAAAACGTCCACCACTCATAATCTTCCAACTACTGGAATTTGAACTTATTTCAGCACACTCAATCTTGCTTCTAGCTGTTGGATGATGTTATCTATTGTCTTACCCTTATAGTCAACAGCAATATCCTCCAACACTTTAATCTGAGCCGAAATCTTAATTCTATCTATTATTAATGTCATAATCAAACTTGTTTCTTATGATGCCGTGCTTGCAAAGTTGTAATGCACAATATATACATAACCACCATACATCTTTCCAATAGTTACTTCAACGTAATCAAAGATGATGTCGCCATCCACCTTGTAAGAAACCAAAGGCCCAGTAGGGAATGCGTTGTGCTCTGTATAGTAACGATACACTTCTTGTGATAGTAACTGCTTGAATACATCAACCTCACCGTCCTTTGAAAAAACACCCTTAAACTCATCTTCATTGTCGATTGCAACAACTACTCCAAGTTCTTTTCTTACACATACACCTTCGTTTGTACCACTTTGCTCATTATACAAGACTGGTAATGTGTAAACACCTCTCGATTCTTCCATATGCTTATTCTTAATTTGTATTTTATTTTATCCTTCCACTTTCTTACATTGAGCTAAGTCTATCGCATACGCCCAACGCTTAGGGACAAAAGACATCGTAGGCTCAAATCTATTTGCACGTTCAACACATACATCTTGCGTCCGGTAAATCAATCCGTCTGAGCCTTTTACCTGTAACTCAACTAGAATAGTGTGGTCTAGCATCGGGAACTTATCAATATCATGCCAGACTTCACCACCTTCAATGAAGGAAGGCTTAATATGATTAATCTTTTTTGCCATCACTTACCATATATATAAAATGGTTTGACTTATATTCTCTAGTTATGGTCTCACGGCTACCAAAGCACCATAAGTCCCTGGATTGTTCCTTGTGCAACCTTGATGACTTAATATAATAGCCATTGTTGACATCATAATGCTTACGTACCATGATATTGTCATTTACCACTCCAACCTCATCATCAGTAATTACATAGAACAAACGCCCATCGCTAAATGCTTTCAAGCCTTTGTACACTCCGTTAGAGACAACCATCTTTTCATAGCCGTTCGTCTCCCAGTTGGCATAATCCCAGATAGTTTCCAAATCATCATCATTCAGAAGATTATTATCAATAATAACCTTGCCGATAACCTTGAATTTGCCATCTTGCATCATTGCCTCAACGACAAATTCATCGGCAGCGTTGAAATCGCTAATCTCTATGGGTCTCAT